GCGATAGACAGGAAAGGATAAGACGGCCTTCTGCGACATCAATGGTCTGAAAACATTGATGAAAATTGAAACGGTGTGAGACGGCATGACACTTGCAGAAACACCACTGTGGCCCACTGAGTTAGAGCCACTGGCCTTTGATATCATTGATATATCGTCGGGCACCAACGGCTAGTCCATGTTCCCAACCATGTTTGAAACATGATCCCGAACTGGGCCGCGCCCTTCGGCTGGGTGCTGTTCTGCATCGCCGCCGGCACGCTGCTGGCGATCGTGCTCCTCGGCTGCGCGGTGCCGCTGCGATGAGCGGCGACGTGGTCGTGCTGGTGACCGCAATCGCCGTGCTGCTGCTGGCGCTGCTGGGCGCGTCGCTGGTTAGCTGGTGGGTATGGCAGGGAGGTAGGGATACATGACGTGTACTTCGTCATCGGTGCCGACGCCCAGACTGTCGGCAAGCCCCGGGGAGAGGTCCGCCGCGCGGCCGGTCTGTTCCTCATGCGGCCCCCAATCGGCTACATGGGCCAATCGCTGCACGCCGGTGTCCGCGTTGGTCACCATCGCCATCTGGGGCCCTCGTAACATTTCCTTGGGCGTGACATCGTAGTCCCATCTACAGGCAAGATAGAACACCGAAGGATCGAGCCGGCGTGCCATCCCGGTCGTCGCGGGCGGTTGCTTTCCCAGCATGAGCCAAGGGCACTCCTCCGGCTCGTACCACATGGCCAAACCCTCGCTCGGGCTCACCCCCGTGTCGTCAGGGCCGCCAAAGGTCGAGCAGGTTCCCCTCGCCGCGAACAGCACGCCGCTCGGCGGCTCGGGTGGTTCAGGCTCGATCGGCTCGCCGTGATCCTCGCCGGAAATCGCGTCGGCAATGGCGCCACAAATCACGTCGTAATTCTCGCGGTAAATGTCCATGTCGGCGCGCGAATTTATGAAACAGATTTCCAGGAGTACCGCCGGTTCTTCGGTGTGATTTAGAAAATAGAGGTTGCCCTTCTTGGGGCCGCGGTTCTTGAGCCCCGACGCATCGCAAACAGCGTCAACAATCTCGTCCGCCATCTCCATGCCGGTCTGACTGGTATAGAACATCTCACACCCGACCGGGTTGGTGGTGGTGTCCTCGCCGTCGAATGTCGCACTATTAAAGTGCACCGAAAAATCCCAATCCCTCGTTTTCGAATTATGCCAGTCGCATATCCGTTTCAAATTTTCGTCTTGGTCGTCCGACACGTCATCATGATAAGTCATCACCTCGACGCCGCTCTCGCGCAGCGCATCCGCCACGCTCTCGACCACCAATCTAGCCTCGTCAACCTCGTCGCCATAGATGGAAGAAGCTCCCCGGATATATTTTCCGTGACCTGACGACAGACATACTTTGAGCATGACGTTTCCTCGGCTAGAATGCGCAGCGGCCAGACGCAGGAACGTCCGGCCGCCACTTGACATGCAACCTAGAAGGAGGTCGCCGTGCCCGCTTTGATCGATATCACAGGCCGTCGATTTGGCCGATTGATCGCCCTGCACAGAGTTGGAACGCGGGACGGCAAAGCAACATGGCTTTGTCAATGCGATTGCGGGAAGAAATCAATTTCTGCGGGAAGAATGCTGAACGCGGGTAAAGTCATGTCTTGCGGTTGTCTTCGATATGAACGAGCGAAAGCAGCAACAATAACGCACGGCCTGTCCCACCCCCCCGATAAGGCATATATTAGTTGGAGCGGCATGCTCTCACGGTGCACCAATTCAAATCAACTATCGTATAAAAATTACGGCGGCCGTGGCGTCAAAGTTTGCGAGCGGTGGCTGAAATTCGAGAATTTTCTAGCCGACATGGGAAGGCGCCCGCCGGGCACAAGTCTGGATCGCATCAACAATGATGGCGACTACAACGCCTCAAATTGCCGGTGGGCCACGCCGAAACAGCAAGCAAATAATAGACGCAAGGCACAGCGGAAATGATCACGGCGCAAAGCCTCCCAGCAACCGCACCCGCAATTCATTAGTCCCCGCCGGGGCCGTCCCGGCTACATCAATTGCCACCGCGAATTCTCGTAGTTCCGGCTGGATCACTGGCCGCTCGCGGGTGCCCGATCGGAATTTGACGAACCCGGTGGACAGCCGCATGCCGATGATGCCGGTGCCGGCAATGACCCGGAACATCAGTTCGGTGCCGTCCGGCTGGAAGATGTCGTTGTACATGATGCCGTCGGACGACGTTTGAAAGGTGATCGTATCGCCGACGAAGTTGCCCGGCATGGTGACCTTGACGATCGGCCCGGCCGAGCAATCGATGCCGGCGGACAGGCTCTCGCCGGCGTCGATGATCGGCCCGTTGATGATCTGCAGAGGCATGTCATTTCTCCGTCGGTGGACAGGTGGGAGGCGCCCAGGCGAGCACCAGTTTGCGCGCCCTGATATGCGCATTGACCGCGTTGCCGGTGCCTACCTGTGCGCGCTTGGGCTGCTCGGTGGCAGGATCCTTCTGCCAAACATCGAACAGATGCTCCATGGCATGAAGAAACCCGTCATCGATGCCCTTGAGCCCCAGCTCGCGGATGCGCTCGCGCTCGGTCGGATCGACACAATCGTAGGATACCCTGCCTTCGGCTTCGCGCTCGAACTGCCCGAGCACAAGCAAGGTGATCGCTGCGGTAGTCAGACCTACGACGATGCCGACAAACCGCTCTTGCGTCATCCATGCCGGCCGAACGGCATCCGCACGGTGCCACCGCCTGCCAGGACAGAGATCAGGGCAATCAGCGCTAACAGCAGCACGATCACCCAAATTCCCTTTTTCACCTGATCCGGGATCGGATAAATGAAGGCCTCGATCACCCATATGGCAAGGTAGATAATCCCAGCCAGGACGATCAGGCCGATCAGGAACCATAAAACGCCAATGGCCATTTCAATCATGGTCCGCCTCCTATTGCATGTCGAATAGGGAAGGAACGCCGCCGAATATCGCCCCTTGCGCTGCCCCCAGATTGAGCGCCGGCCCCGTAGGCCCGCCGACGCCCATCTGCTGCGCGAGCGGCGAACGTGCGGCGGTCATGCGCGAGAGTTCTTGCGCACGGTTACGCATCATGGCGTTGGACATCCGGCGAGCGCCGTAACCGGCACCAACAGCCATGGCATAACGCGGATCGCCGGTCTGGTAGGAGGTGGCAAGGCCCGCACCGGCCATCAGTCCATGACCACCGCCCAAGGCATTGCCGACCAGCCGAAGCATGTTGGGAAACGATGTGCTACGGGTCGCCACCCGCATGCGGTTGATTTCCTGATTGGTAAAACCCTCTTTAGTCGCCGGTGAAACGCCCTTATTGTTGGGACGGATGAAGGCGCGCAATTGCTGCCGATAGGCATTTTCCACGTTCATACCGGAGGCGGCCGACGCTGCCTGATCCTCGGCGCGTTGCCGGATTGCGTCTATTGCCCGCAAGCGGAATTCCGCCGCCGCATTGGCGCGGGTTTCCGTTGCCAGCGCGGAAACAGCCTTGGCATCGCCCTTCAAAACATCTGCTTGATTGATCTTGGCCAGATAATCGTCGAGGCCGCGCATGGCATCGCGCGCCGCCTTCTGCTCGGTGGGGTTGGTGTAATCGCGCGCCACGGTGCCGAGTTGCTTGCGCAGAGTGTCAAGGTCATCGAATTTTACGCCACCGCTGGCCCCAGTCAGTGGCGACATGATGCCCTTGTTAGCGGCGTCATCCAGTAGGCCCGACACCCCCGGCGTCAGCTTGGGGTGTATTTCCTGATCGATCCTGATCCGGTTGACCGCGCTCTGAATAGCCTGCGGCTTGATTTCGAGGTCTGCCGCCCGCAATGCAGCATAGCCGGCATCAACCGCCGGTTTGAGATCGTCGGCCGTGGGCGCCCCGAGATAGCCCCTGGCCGTCCGGCCAATGCGGCCAGCCGCCGCGCCGATCACCGGGAGAGCCCCGCCTAGGGCCCCGCCAATGCCTGCAGAAGTGCCTACGTCCTCCCCCCTGGCCGCCGCATCAGCAGCGCTAATGCCAGCCCCAGAGGCCGCCCCGCGAGCTACGTTACCGCCAAGCTGCAACGCCTTGCCGCCCAGTGTGGTAGCCGTTATGGGAGCCGCCCCTAGCATCTTGGCACCCAGCGCCGTCGCCCCTAGCGGGGCCGTGGCCAGCGTCCCGCCAAGCAACTGCGCCGCACCCGAGGCAATCGGCTGATCCCTTTCAACCTCGGCATAGCGGGCCTGCCGCTCCGGCAGATTGGCCGCATAGCGTTCCGACCATGACGCCCCCGGCTTGCCGGCTCCGCTTAGTGGTTGCGCTGCGGCTTTGAGGGCCGCCTCGGCCTGTGGGATGTAGGCTCCGAGCACCGGAATGCCGCGCAGCACCATGCCGGCAGATACGTCATCGGTCTCGCGCGGCACGGCCCAATCGTCAGCGCCAGCCTTGGTTTGCGGAGCATCGGGTACAAACCAATCGTCGGCCATTAGATCGGCCTCCCGGCTGCGTCTACGATCGTCCCGTCAGGCAATTTCCACTGGTTGCGGCTTGGGCTGTAATAGGAGCCCTGCGGCACGTTGGCGGGCCGCGCAGGTGCCGCCCCGCCCCGGCCGGCGGTGGGCGCCGGTGTTCCGCCAGGAGCAGTATCGGTAGCGGTGGCAGTGGGCGGTTTGCCAACCGCTTCATGCGCGGCTTTCCGACGTTCCAGCAGATCACGCGGAACACCACCGCGACCGCGAAATGCCTCCTGCTCCCTTCGGGTCAATTCATCCTGCAGTTGATCGAACTTGGACAACGCCCCCGTCGAGGTATCGGTGGGCTGGATTTCATATCGCTCAACGTATTTCTGCGCCTCTGCGATGCCCATGCCGGCGCCGGTCAATGCGCGCAACAGCGCCTCTGTCCCAGATTTCACCTTGCGGGCCACCTCGCCTTGCTCGCCCGCATTGAAATAAGTCATCACCTTGCCGGTGAGGCTATCGGTGGCCATTCCGCTTGCGATTTTCGCTCGAATGGCGGGGGCCTCATCGAGAAACTTGCCACCCATGGCAATTGCTGCCGCCGTTTCAGACGGTAGCGGCTTGCCTTCCTCGTTGAGCGCGCCGCCGCCTGCAATCCAGTTTCTGGTCTTGGGATCGGCGGGATCCATCCCAAGATTTTTAGCAATGGTCTGCCGCTGCCCGGCCTGTGCGGCAAGATTGCCCTCGGTCTTTGGCAGCCAAATTTGCTTGGCAAGTTCTGCCTTCTGTTCCGGTGTTGCCCCATCGGGATACAAATCTCTTAAGGCTCTCTGATAATCAGTCTGCTGCTTGGCTGGATCGCTGCGCTCGAATTGCCGCTCTTTCAGATCACGATCCAGCAGTGCCTGCTGGCGATTGAATGCGTCGTTCGCCGCCTGGCGGCCCTCCTGCACCTTCTGATGCGCCAGCTGCTGCTGCCGCGCCGCCACGGCGGCGTCCTGGCTAAAGCCGCGCTGATAGCCTTCCAGCCCCTCGCCCATGCCGGGGCCGCGCATCAGCCCAAGCCCGAGCCCGATCAGGCTGTTGCTGCGGCTGGTGAGCGCCCGGCCAAAATCGGCCGGCTCGCCGGCGGCGTCGGTCGGCTGAAACATATCCATGAGGCTCGTCGGCATCTTTCGCCCCTGCTGTGGTGGTGGCCCTTGGGCCACGGCGGTCTGGTCGTAACCCTCGCCGGTTGCCCGCCATGGTTCCGGCATTCCGATCGGCCGCATGGCCCGGTCGGCCTCGTCGCCTTCCAGCGGGGTGACCGTGCGGCGGCCGGCGTCGGCCGTCACCGCTGCCGAGGCCGCCTGCGGGCTATAGCCGCGATAATCGCCGGCGGCGACATCGAGCTTGTCGGGGCGGCCCTTGAACGCCGAGCCGGTGTCGTGGACGTATCCCGTCACATCGGGGATCGTGTAGGATTTTTGGTCGAGCGGGCTGGTATAGGTTAGCGGGCCCATCTTGACGGTCTGGCCGTAGCGAGAAGGATCGCCCGCCAGCGTTACGAATGGCGATGTTCCCAGCCGAACGTCATCGAGTGTGGAAGGAACGCGCTTGCCGGTCTGCGGATTGGGCTGCGAGGTTTCGAACCCGCCTTCCATGCGGTCACCCGGGCCGGGGGCGTAGTAGGTGACGCGGCTGTTGAACGGCCCGAACGGATTTTGGGGTTGCGGCCGGTAGTAATCCAACAGGCTTGGCATGGCCTAGAGCATCCCCAGCAGTCCACCCGCACCGGCGCCGATCGCAGCTCCCGGCGCGCCGAACATCGAGCCGAGCCCAGCGCCGGCAATGGCGCCGCCGCCAATCTTCTGTAGGGTCGTGGGTTGATAGGCATTCTGGGTGGTGACCTTGGTACCGCCCAGACCGCCAGCGCCTGACAGGACGTTGGCGTAGCGCGCCAGTTGTTCCCACGGCCGCGCCTGCTGCGCATTGTAGGTGGCGACCTGATTGGCGAGGTCTTGCTGCGCGCGATCGGTGTAAAATTTTCCGATGTTTTGCAAATGCTCGGCACCGGTATAGCGCGCCTCGTCCAGCGTCGGCATCAGTTGCGACCACTGCCCTGCGCGGGTGAGCCCGCCCTCGGCGATACCCTGCATCTGCTGCTGCCGGCGGGCATAGTCCTGCGCCAGGATCGGGTCGGCGGCTTCCGCCATTGCCCGCGCCGCCACGTCGGTGTGCTGGCCTGAGCCATAGCGGCCGGCACCCGACATTGAGGAACCAATCTTGTTGCTGATCTGCCGGTTGCTGGTGTCCAGCATGCTCTGCAGGTACGGGTTCTGATCGCCCTGCGCCTGCTCGTACAGCGATTTTAGTCGGCCGCTTAGGCCCTCGTTCTGGATCATGTTGGTGCCGAGCGTGCGCGCGGCATTCACACCAACCGAGCCATAGGGTTCGCTCTGGGCAAGGTTTTGCTCTGCGCCTAGCCCTTGGGTCAGCAGATTATTCACCGGCGCCTGCAGATTGCCGCCATAGGGCAGATAACCAACGTCGGCGTTAAACTGGTTGGTCGCATTGCTATAAAGATTGTTCAGCCCAGGCTGCGCGCCCGACCATGGATCGGAGGTGGATGTCGTTGTCTGGGTTGGCGTCTGACTTGAACTACCGCCCATGGCGTTACCTCAATGATTTTTCCATTTGAACATGCGTGATTTTGTAGCCGTGCTTTTTCAGCAATGCCCGCGCCCAGCCCGGGCGGCACAGCGGCCGGCATTCGACGCAACCCGCCTGGCGCAGCATGTCCTCGAGTTCGGGCAGCAGATGTTCCCACTGCTGACGGCCGTAGCCGGCCATCCACAGCAACTCGCCGATCATGTCGGGGCCGCGCATATGTATCCGCACACCGATCAGGGCGGTTGCCCGGCTGGCGTCATCGTCCCAGATCAGCGCAATCCGCATCTGCTTGTTGGTGATCTGATCGTGCAGTACTTGAACCGTTTCCTTCGATCGCCGCGCGATCAGTGGCAGGAACGGCAACCAATGCGGCGTGCTGTTTGCGATCGCCTTGTCGTCAAGCGGGACCGGTATCAGCCTCACCGCTTCTCTAGCTCAGCAATACGCTTGCGCAATGATTTCAGTTCCGCCACCAGCAGCGGCACCAGCTTGGAATAATCCATCATCCAAGGTTGGCCGTCGCGCGCCGGCGTCACCGCTTGCGGCACAATCTGATGAACTTCCTGCGCCACAAACCCGCTGCGATCGCCGATCTCCGGGTGATTGCGCCACCGAAACTTGACCGGCCGCAAGCTGTCGAGCAGGCCGCCGACCGGCGGCAGGTCCACAATGTCGGTTTTGAGGTCACCGTCACAAGTGGTGTTGAACGAGGTCGAGGCCCCGCTTTCGTTGGCGATGGAGCCAATGCCGACATCTACAGAATTGGTGAACAGGAGATTGAAGCCATTATCGAGCATGCAGCGCAGCACAATGCCGTACTGCACGCCGTCGCCGCGGCAAGTAATTTTAAGTGCGCCATTGAAACCGCTGGCCGGCTGACTGGCACCGGACAGAAATTGGGTGGTCCCGACTATGTTAGCGGCGGTGAGCGTGCCGGTGATTGTTGAATTGCCGGTGACAGTGGTATTGCCGGTGACAGTGGTATTGCCGGTGACAGTGGTATCGCCGGTGACAGTGGTATCGCCGGTGACAGTGGTATCGCCATTGACCGTCAAGTCGCCGTTGACGATCGTGCTCGGCAACGGGCCGCCGGTAAACCCCAGCAATATCCAATTGGTGCCGTTATAACAAAACTCGCTATAGCCACCGGCCGTGAGCGCGCCGGCACCAATATCATTGCCAAGCTCATCTTTGATCGCAACCGCACCGATGCCGTCCATGTCCAATGTGGCGGCGGCAGTGTTGGTTAATGCTGGCCCGATCTTGAGCATCACCCGCAGGCCGGTCGGGATCGGAGCAATGTACCCAACGCCCGAGGTGAAGGTTTGCGCATCGGCCGTGCCGCCGGTGACGATTGAGCCGTTCTGTAGGTTTCGCTCCTTGGCATGCGCCGCCATCATGCTGCGCGCGGAATTGTTGACCGATGCGCGCGGCTGGCCCTCGGCCCAATTGATCGAAGTATCGGAGTTGGCATTGTCGGATGCCGTCGTGCTCCAATCGTGAATGTTCTCCCCCGGCATGTTATACTCCTGCCAATTCGACGGGCACGAATTCACCATGAGCCGCCTTCAGTGCGGTCACATAAGCCGCGTGTGCCTCAGCGGCAGTCGCAAATGTTCCGAGGTTTCGATCTCGGCCATTCACATAGATGCGTGAGTAAAATTTTCCTTTTCTGGGATAAGCGCCGGGGGGCAGATCATGATGCCGCCACCGCGACTTGACGCAATTAACAAGGTTCTGTTGCTGCGTTTCACCGGGCATGATCGCGTTTCCTAACTAAAGATTTCGTCAGCGCGCGCTTGCGTTAAGATGCCGTCAGCTACAAGGCTATCGCGTAATGTGATGGTCTTCTTTTTCTTGATATTGATGATCGGATCGAACACTACGACATCCCAATTTTTGGCGTTGCCGGCGGTCTGCCGCCACGTTGTTGCAGCGGCTCGATATTCGGCATTGGTAAACCGTCCGATGAAATCACTGCTCGCCAATGCAGGTTGTCCAAACCCGATGGGGATTGTCGCAATCACCTCGTTGCCGGCTGTAATTTGTTCCGGCGTTGCCTCCGGGGCCGGCACGAACGACCAAGTGCTGCGATCATCCTCGTCCTCGATCGTCACACTGATGACCGGACAGACCTTCTCGATCTCGGTCTGCAAAGTGGCTACATCCATTAGTAATACTCGCGCACCAGAATGACGCCGGCCGCGCCGGCCGCGCCGGCATTTGTATTGGTGCCGGCCGCACCGGCACTGCCGGCCGCACCGACCGCATAGGCATAGGTTGCAGCCGGAGTTCTAAAGACATGATCACAGCCGCCGCCGGCTCCGCCGCCGGCTCCTGATGCGGCGCCGGAAAAACTGCCGCCGCCGCCGCCGCCGCCGCCGGTATTGGCAGAAGCCGCCCGCGCTGCAACTCCGGACGAACCGCTGCCGCCGCCGCCGCCGAACATGCTGTTTCCGCCATGACCGCCGATGCTGCTGGCATGACCACCTGTGCCGCCGGCACCGCCATCAAAATTAAAATCCGCCCCGCTTCCACTGCCGGGAACGACCCCGTTGAGGGCGCCCCCGGTTGCCGTCAACGTGCCAAATGTTGTCGTGCCGCCAGCACCGCCACCTGTGGCACCGCTGCCGCCGCCACCGCCGCCGCCAACCATTTGTACATGGATGTACTTGACGCCCGCCGGGGTCGTGTAGGTGCCGCTGCCCGAGGTGAACCGTTGGAACGTGGGTGATGTTGGGGTGACGCCTTGAACGTGAGTTGCATCAGTCCAGACCGCGACTTGTCCGGCAGTCGGCGTGCCGCTGTTACTGACATTACCGCTGCCGCCGGCCACGCTGTTGAGCGTGCCGCCGCTGAACGTCATGTTGCCGCCGATGGTGACGGCAGTCCAAGTATTGGCGGCGCTGCGATAATAAATCGTATTGGTGCCGGTGAGCGCAGCGATGGAGGTCAGATCGGCATCGAGCGGCTGATAGCTGCCGGCCGGCTGGGCGCCGATGTCGGTCAACACCGTTGCCGGCGCCACCCCCTGGATCGTTGTCGCCGTCACCCACTTGGCATATTGCCCCACCGTGGGCGTGCCAGAATTGCTGACATTGCCACCACCGCCTCCTCCTGCGGCCGCAATGGCATCGGCCACGAATTTGGTATCCACCGCACCGATGGCGTTGCGCGCAGTGTATGGGTCGCGGGCGCTGTCAAACTGTATCCGATACGGCGGCCGCAGATCCTCAGGCAACGGAGCCGTCCTGCTGCGCCTCGATCACCACGCCCTGCGCATGGGTCCACACTGCCCCAGCGTGAATAAACCGGCGAAAGCGATGCAATCGCGCCGACGAGTACAGTGCGGCCGAGCCGGTGATCTCGATCATCACCGGCGAGCCCCACGTCAGTTGATCCTGCAGCCGCTCGCGGGTGCCGGCGGCAACCGTGCCGGTGGCATCATCGCGGACATCGTCGAGCGGATAGGCATCGCTGACGAACGCGCGCATGCCGGGCGACAGATGCACCTCGGCGGTTTCCATTGTCGCCGGTAGATTGGGGCCGCTCAGTGTTGCCAACATGCCATTGGGGTC